TAATTACACATTATTAACAATACATTGAAGTAAATATTTGTTTTTTTAAATTTTCGGCATCTTTCCTACTTTTTATATCATCATTCTTAAGAAAAGAGGCAAGTCCTTTTTCTAAATCGTTCAATGTTATTTTTTTCTTTTCATCAATTGGTTTACAAAAAACCCTTCTACTGTGAGAGATTTTTGTCTTAGATAATATTGTTTCAATATCTCTTCCATAAAATTTGAAATATTCCTTGTTTTTATTAAACCAATCTGCCGATATGTTTGAATTTTCATGAACTTCCCAACCAATTTCATTTACTTTCTTTAAAAAAATATTATGTAAATCTTCTCCTGAATATTCGTCTGTTTTAAAACGCCAGGAAAACCTGGAATCTAATCCTTGGTTGTAATTGAAAAAACACTCTTTTAATTCGTTTTCATAACCGGCAATGATTACCATTAAGTTATCTTTATTGTCGCTCAACGCTTCGCATAATGTATCAATGCATTCTTTTGAAAAACTATCCCTTTTATCTGGGGTTCCTAATGCGTATGCTTCGTCAATAAATAAAACTCCGCCTAATGCGTCTTTTATAACTTCTTGGGTTTTTAAAGCTGTTTGACCTAAGTAACCCGCAACTAGGTCGCTTCTAGTAACTTTTTTAAATGTACCTGTTTTTAAAATACCAATTTTACTATATATTTTTCCTATTATTTTTGCTATTTCAGTTTTTCCTGTTCCGGGAGGTCCATAAATTACAGTGTGCATAAAATCGCCGCTTGAATTCTTATTTTTATGAAGTTCTTGGGTAAAATATAAAATTTGGTCTACAATGTTCATTTTTAAATCTTTCATTCCAATCATATTATCTAACTCAATAAGGGGTTCTTTAATATTGTGTAGTGCGTTTATATTGATATTATATTTAATGGTCGGGTCTACTTTATATGTATCAATTAGTGTCAAAATATCAGAAATATTATTTATTTCTGTTTCTATATGAATCGTCTCTTTAATTTTCGTTATTTTTTCTGTTGCGACATGTATTTTTAGTTCATTTTTTTTACGGCGACGAGTCCCATTTATTTCATCAATACCATTCTTCTTTTTGTAGATAAATTCCTTGTAATAATTAGGGTCCTCAGGTAAAAGTCTATCATTCTCATTTTGACCTGTAAACTGAAACGAAGATAAATTATTAAGTAAAATTTTATTTTCAATATCTTCAATTATTTTATTTATATCGTTTTTAATATCTTCGTCTGTCTTTGTCTTATCTTCGTCTGCGGTTGTCTTATCTTCGTGTTTAATATATATATTATTTTTAACCTTATTTACGGAATCTGTTTTGTTGTCTAATGTAGATAAAAACTTATTATACTCACTAAGTCTTTTTGGGTCTATATTTCTTATTTTACGTTTATTTAACATTGTATTTTATTACAAAAGTACATTTATATTATTTCAATTATTAATATTAAAATTTAGTGTAAAAAGTTTTAAAATTATTAAATTACACTGGTAATTCAAAGTAAAATACGACAAAGAAATAATTAATATATTATTAAAACAATTTAAAATTAAATTGAAATATAAAATAACTGAAATTATGATGTCAAATAAGATAGCGAAAGAAAATACAACCATGAGTTCTATTAACAATACTAATACCAATACCAATAAAGAAGAAACCTTTGATATTGAGAATGACCAGTACATCGAGACTCCGTGGGATATTATTGACAGCTATTTTAGAGGTCAGCATCTTGAGCGTTTTGTTAGACATCAATTAGAATCATATAATAATTTCGTGGGATATCAAATTATAAAAACGATTGAAATGTTTAATCCTGTTCATATAGCATCTGAACAAGATTTTGACCCGGTGTCAAAAAAACATTCACTAGAGGTATTCATTACTTTTGAAAATTTTCATATTTATAGACCACAGATTCACGAGAATAATGGTGCCATCAAATTAATGTTTCCTCAAGAGGCAAGACTGAGAAATTTCACTTATGCCTCATCTACTACAATTGATATTAATATAAAATATGTCGTGCGCAGCGGACCAAATCTAGAAAATACTCAAACATTTTATAAAACTATTCCTAAGATTCATATTGGCAAGTTACCAATTATGTTGAAGTCAAATATTTGTGTTCTTAGCCAGTACAAGCACTTTGAGAATACCCAAACTGGCGAGTGTAAATTTGATGCCGGTGGATACTTTATTATTAATGGCTCTGAGAAAACCGTTTTAGGTCAAGAACGCGCGGCCGAAAATCGCGTATATTGTTTTAATGTATCAAAAAACAACACTAAATATACATGGTCGGCAGAAATCAAATCGGTACCCGACTTTAAGTGTATTTCTCCTAAGCAAATAAATATGATGATTAGTTCGAAAAATAATGGGTTTGGTAACGCAATAACTATTCAATTGCCAAGAGTTAAGCAGCCAGTCCCATTATTTATTGTATTCAGGGCATTAGGTGTAATTGCGGATAAAGACATATGCGAAAAAATATTACTTGATATTTCAAATGAAAAAACCAAACCGATGTTAGAGGCATTACAAGCTTCCATTATCGAAGCCAATAAACATTTAACGCAAGAAGAGTGTATAAAATTTATTACAAGCTTTGTTATGTATACTCCAATCAATATGGATAAAGAAACTGGAGCTAAGAAAAAGCATGAATTCACATTAGATATTTTGAACAACGACTTGTTTCCTCATTGTCATAACCTAGTACAAAAGATTCACTTTCTCGGATATATGACGAATAAGTTGCTTTTGGCATCATTTGAAATTATTAAGCAAGATGACAGAGACTCATACGTCAACAAACGAGTTGATTTGACAGGGACACTTCTTAATAATTTGTTTCGTAATTACTTCAACAAGCTTGTTAAAGATATGGAAAAGCAAATTATAAGAGAAATTAACACCGGTTCTTGGAAATCTACAGATGATTACGAAAATATTGTCAACTTAACAAATATTTATAAAATTATAAAATCGACTACGATTGAAAATGGATTAAAACGTGCTCTATCAACAGGCGATTTTGGTATTAAGCATACGAATTCTAATAAAGTTGGTGTAGCTCAAGTACTGAATAGGCTTAATTATGTCTCCAGTTTAAGTCATGCCAGAAGAATTTCTACGCCAACAGATAAAAGTGGAAAGTTAATTCCTCCGCGTAAGCTGCATAACACGTCTTGGGGTTTCTTATGTCCGGCAGAATGTTTTGACCCTGAAACACAAATTTTCATGTGGGACGGAACTTCTAAACGTGCGGGGGATATAATAATCGGAGATGTTTTAGTTGATGATAATGGTAATTCAACAACAGTTCGCACCACCTGTTCTGGATTGAAGAATATGTATGATGTTATTCCTGACAAAAACAATTTTATGAAACATAGAGTAACGGATAATCACATTCTGTCTCTTAAAATACGCGGACACAAAGTTATTAGAAATTCAAATAGAAAAGATAGAAAGCATACTCATATTGTAGAATTTCTTAATCGCGAAGAAGTAAAATTTCAAGAAAAATATTTTAACTCTTTGAAAGAAGCGGAAGATTTTGCGAATAGTTTGAATGATGATGATACGATAGACATTACTATTGAAAATTATTTAAAACTAAATAAAAAAACCAAAGATAATTTAGTTTTATTCAAAACGGCAGGAATTCATTGGGGGAAAAAAGATGTAGAAATGGACCCTTATTTGCTCGGCATGTGGTTAGGTGATGGTCTAAGTGATGGTACTGGATTTGCGCTGAAGTACAAGACTGATTTAGAGACTTTATCTTATTGGGAAAAATGGGCTGAAGAAAATGGGGCGCATATTAAAAAAGGCAAGAGATACAGTTTCTCTATTGTTTCAAAGAAAAATGAAGCTGCGTCAGCTGAGGGAATTTGTAATAGAGTAGAAGAAGCCCCTCTTAAAAAATACCTTCGCAAATACAATCTCTTGAAGAACAAACATATTCCAAATGAATATATTACAAATGATAGAGAAACAAGATTAAAACTTTTAGCCGGACTGGTAGATACGGATGGTTCTGTTCGCGCTAATGGTCATGAAATACGCATTTGTCAAGGACCCGCAAATTATAGAATAATTAATGATGCCTATACTCTGGCAATGTCGCTTGGCTTTTCCTGCGGAGTTAGAGAAGGAATAAGTCAATGGAAAGATAATAAAACTGGAGAAAAAAAGTATAGTACATATAAAGAATTGACAATTACAGGAGATAAAATATGTGAAATTCCAACACTTCTTCCGCGTAAAAAGTTAGCGCCTATAGAAAATAAAACACAAATTGTAAGAAGCAACTCTTTTATGTGCAGCAAATTTAGTTTAGTTGAAGTAGGAGTCGCACCCTATGTAGGTTGGCAACTCCACGATAAACGCGGACGGTTCTGCCTTAAAGATGGTCTAGTTGTTCACAATACTCCTGAAGGGCAATCCGTTGGTATAGTAAAAAACTTGAGCTACATGTCTCATATTTCAATTTACTCGAATTCATTGCCTCTTTATGAGTACATTATTCCTAACATAACTAAAATTGATGATGACCAATTAACGGTTATCGATATGTATGAAAAAGTAAAGGTATTCATTAACGGTTGTTGGGTTGGAGTTAGTGATGACCCCGAACAATTATACTTAGAGTTAAAAGAGAAAAAGTTTAAGGGTATAATTAATATTTACACTTCGATTATATTTGATTACAAAATGAAAGAAATTCGCGTTTGCAATGATAGTGGAAGATTGACTAGGCCACTTCTTCGCGTAAAAAATAAAAATATTCTCATTAATAAAACTATTATTGATAAATTAAATAATCATGAACTAAATTGGGATAACTTACTGACAAGCTCAACATTAGAGGATTCCATATTAGAATACATTGACCCTGAAGAGCAAAGTTGGTGTTTAATCGCTACAAAACCAAAGGATATTATTTCCAATGGCGAAGAAATTCACAAATTTACCCATTGTGAAATTCATCCTTCAACCATTTTCGGAGTCCTTGCATCATGTATTCCATTCCCGGAACATAATCAATCGCCGAGGAACACGTATCAATGTTTAGACTTAAATGAAACGGTTTTATTAAGCAACGGAAGTAAAGTGCCAATAAAAGATATAAAAATAGGAGACGAAGTGATATGTTTTAATCCTATAAATCCATCAGAATTATCTAACACAAGAGTAGTAAATCATTTCATTATTCCTAACAATAATCCTGTTTTTGAAATTTGTTTAAGACAAGGTAAAAAAATTATTGCTACAGACGACCATAAATTTATGACACTAGATGGTTGGTGTGAAGTCAAAAATATGAAAATACATTACACATTTATAGCAATATTAAAAGAAAATAAAATTATATATGATGTTGTTTATCAAATAACCAAAGTTTCAGATAGATTAGTTGCTGATATTACCGTTGAATCAGAAAATCATAGTTTTATTACTACAGGTGGAATATTATCTAGTAATTGTGCTCAGGGGAAGCAAGCTATGGGAGTGTATGTTACCAATTATGAAAATAGAATGGATAAAACCGCATACGTTCTGAATTACCCAATGAGACCTCTTGTGGATACAAGAATTATGAATATGATTCAGCTGAATAAAATACCATCCGGGACTCAAGTAATTGTTGCCATTATGACACATACGGGTTATAATCAAGAAGATTCGTTGCTTATAAACCAAGGTTCGATTGACCGCGGAATGGCATTGGTAACTGTTTATCATACAGAAAAAGATGAAGACAAACAAAAAATTAACGGCGATGAAGAAATAAGGTGTAAACCAGATGCCACGAAAACGAAAAGCATGAAAATGGGTAATTATAATAAGGTGAATTCAAAGGGAGTGATTCCCGAAAACACATTAGTAGAAAACCGCGACATTATTATTTCCAAAGTAACGCCTATTAAGGAAAATAGAAATGACCACACAAAAGTAATTAAATATGAAGACCAAAGTAAGTTACATAAAACTACGGAGGAGTGTTATATTGATAAAAACTATATTGACAGAAATGGCGAAGGCTATAATTTTGCCAAAGTGCGAATTCGCACCGTGAGAAAACCTGTCATTGGTGATAAATTTAGCTCGAGACATGGTCAGAAAGGAACCGTTGGAAATATAATTCCAGAGTGCGATATGCCTTTTACCGCAAATGGTGTTAGACCAGATATTATTATTAATCCGCACGCGATTCCATCTCGTATGACTATTGGACAGTTGAAAGAAACCGTTCTTGGTAAAGTCTTAGTAGAACTCGGATTATTTGGTGATGGTACTTCATTTGGAGAATTTGATATCAAAGACATTTGTAAAGAACTACTCAAACTTGGTTATGAATCGAATGGCAACGAGTTAATGTATAATGGACTGACCGGTGAGCAACATGAGTGTAGTGTATTTATAGGACCAGTGTTTTATCAGAGATTAAAGCACATGGTTAATGATAAAGCTCATAGTCGTTCTATTGGACCCATGGTGAACCTTACCAGACAGCCTGCGGAAGGTCGTTCAAGAGATGGAGGATTAAGGTTTGGAGAAATGGAGAGAGATTGCGAATCAAAAAATACACCAATTGTTACGACAAATGGTCTCAGCGTTTTAATACAAAATATGGCGTCATGCGAAAACGAAGTTTTAGGTTGGGACGAAAAAACAAATAAAATGGTTCCATCTAAGCAAACTGGGTTTCTTTACAAAGGCGAACGTGAATGTGTTCAATTGACATTTGAAGATGGTAGAACAAATATTTGTACCCCAGAACACCCAATTCTTACTTCTGATAATCAATGGATAAAAGCGAAGGATTTACTAGTTGGAAAACAAAAAGTAAAGTCTAGTGTCACTTACCCTGTTGCCGATTTTAAGGAGGAAATGAGAGGGTGTGCCGGTTGGCATTTGCGAGTAGGAGATTTGATATTTAAAACGAATACAATGGAAAATTATAAAAAAACTCTTGTCCTGGCAAAATTAATCGGTTATTTAATAACCGACGGACATATAGGAAAATATAAATATGGTTATGCATCATCAGTATTTTTAGGACATATGATTGATGTCAATAGTTTTGTAAACGATTTGAAATTGCTATGTAATACAAAACAAACAAATTATAAATCTAAAAACTTATATGAAGTACGTATTCCAGCAGCTTTATTAAATCATATTGTTCAACTAGACGGTATTCTAATTGGTAAAAAAGTTGTTCAACCAGGAAAACTTCCAGAATTTATTCTTGACCCTAGTTGTCCTCTTCCAATTGTTCGTGAATTTCTTGGTGGGTTATTTGGAGGTGATGGTCACACTTGTGTTCTTGGTATGCATAGAGGGAAGCGCGATATTCTGTCTTCTATTTCCTTTTCACAAACCAAAAACAAAATCCATCTGGAATCTCTTAAAAAAATGATGGAAGATATTAAAATGCTGCTAGCTAGATTTGAAATTAATAAAGTTACTATTCAAAATTTCAAAGAAACAAGTCATTCAAAAGGCAAAACCCTTCAAGATGATATGTCTAAAAATTATCAATCAACTCTACATTTAGATATTGATGAACTTATAAAGTTTCATGATAAAATTGGTTTCCGTTATTGCTGTCATAAATCACAACGTTTAGAGGCAGGTGTATCTTATAAACGTCTCAGAAATGAAGTTACAAGACAACACAATTGGATTGTTCAAAAAGTAGATGAGCTTACACATTTTAGTGAAATTAAGAAAGAGAATCCAAATAAAATTGTTCATACGAAACAAGCCATTGAACAGGCGGTCAAAGAGTTACATCTAATAGAACCATTAATTCATCATTACGCTATTCCATCTACTCATGATATTACAGACCACTTAGTAAAGGGAACCAAATTTGGTAAATTTGCGAATAAATCCTTCCCTACCGCGGAAGAATATTTGAGAGAAACTGGCGCATTGGATTGGTTCTTACAAGAAGAAGAAGAACGACACCAAGATGTAGAAGAAGACACAGAAGATGTAGAAGAAGAC